TTGGGAACGCTGCATCACCTGCAAGCGCTGCAGCATCGCAAAACGAATCCCATATTGGCTGGCAAAAATTATTGACCAAATACTTTTGCCACATGCGAAACCGTCGCCGGTCTTCAAGTTGACTAGTTCGACTAGATGAGTAGCTCGTTTGAGAGTAGTCTCTGGCTACCACTTCGTATGACGAGTTGAATCCATGGCTCGGCTCCGCTGTTCGGTCGCCCAGGATTCGCAAACTCCATCGACTCATCGGGCGCTAGGTGCATCACCAAGCCTGGCTCAAGATATTGATAGGCTCGACCACCTTCATCAGTTGCCGACTCACCTTCCGGTGCTGCTAGCGATCCAATAGGCCTGCTGCTTTTAATCGCAACAGTAAAACAAGAGGCAACGGCACTAGCCTGCATCTCGTTATCTACATACGTTCCCAAGTCGCGAATCCATTGGATTGCTGGTGCGAACCATGTTACACCTCGTCCTTGTCCAATGCGGTCGCGACGAAACAGATGCAAGACTTCACTTGCATCGATTCGCTCTGGAGTTCGCTGAATCAAGTGCTGTTCGCCGGGGTGCTGCTTATAAACGTAATATGCAACCGGCTTGCCCTCTGGCGTGTATTCGATGCCTCGCACGATGGTATTGTCTACACCGACTCGCGATCCAACTAAGTAGGCATCTGCTTCACTTGCTAATCGATCAGCTTCGATTAGTTCAAGGGCAAAAGGAACAGAACGATAAATACCCTTGTACTGCGTCGATGGTAGCTTGAGCTTTCGTACTAAGACTTCGCCAGCTTCTACGATCTCTCGCTGAATAGCGATCTGCATTTCATAGAATGAGTACTGACCATTAACGTCACAGACTTCGCACCATTCCGCGAACCGGGCGTCCCGAACATCATTGACTAGCTCGACGTCTTCTCCATCAGAGGTTTCAAGAACCGATAGCGGATGAATCCCTGTTCCAACTACGCTGGAGACAATCGTATCGACTACACCCCAAGCATAGCTGTTATCACGCACGAGTTCTCGTGCCCACGCTCGCAATGCGTCTGCCCCAAATGGACCTCGCAACTCCTGATTAGCTGGCTGGTTCTTTGGAGTCCTGTTTGCGTTTAGTCGGTTCGGCTCAGCACCAGCATAGCGCCGCATAGCTTGGCGGTATGCCATGCGTCGAAACCCAAGCTGTGGGCTGATAGCGGCAATGACTTTATCTAATGCCTTACCAATCATGGACGCGGCTTTTGCAGTTTTGCCAAGTAGAACATCCCACCGTTTTCGCGCGCGATAATCATTTCGAGTTCACGCTTACGGTTGATCAAATCATTCAGTGCGAGCTTGCTCACACTGCGACCACCGATGGAATAGCTAGAGACGTTGCCGTCGTAGATTGCCTGCAACGCTTGATCAACTAGTACTAGCTCTTCCGAAGGAGTCATCCTCCCTATCTTGCAGATCAGATAGCAAGACGCTAGTAGTTTGTACTATGGGCGTGGATTAAGGCTCAACAATCTTCCATGTGTTTCCACAGTAGCGGCATTTGACGTAGCGCTTTCTCCCGCGCTTGGCGTAGATAAGACTGTAATTCGTTCCCTCTGGTCGGATAGCTGTACACCGTGAACATGGTGGCGGCTCGATGCGACGAGGCTTAACAGGATCACTTGCTCTGACATCTTGTAATGGCTGGTCGCGTTCGTCCTGCTTTGGCGACACGATGCTCGATGATTGAGTTATCGGTTTCTTCTGGGAATCCATCCGTTGCTCCTGCGCTTGAATCGGTCCTGACTGCTACTCGGCGGTCGCCTACTTACATTCTGTTGGGTTATTGGTTGAGCTACGAGTTGTGTTTCGGACGGTGCAACTAAACGGATTCCTCTTATCTCGCCGGCAGCGCACGCTAACGCTGTTGCGTCAAGCCAGTGATTGTTATCGCTGCGAACAACCCAGTATTCTTTTGTGCCCTTACCTTCGACAAATTCACTGACCCACTCCTCCGCTACTATGTGCGCACAGTAGGAGAAATGCCCCCTCGATGATGCTGGATTGAACAAAGAGAGCGAACCTTGTCGCATGAGTCGCTTGTCGTCAAACGTCGGAGTCAAAAACCGTTCATGGACGAACCGCTTCCAATAATCTGCATCCAGTTGATACAACCAAACGCCTTGACTCTCTAACCGCTGAGCGTGCAAGTGATCGCCTGGAATCGTCGTTGCAGTAGCCTCTTTTCGTTGGGAATATGGCGAAAACCCTTTAGATGGATGGAACGGTCCACGCACTTGCCGCACAAACTCATAGACGGCTGTCGTAAATGAACCGGAATCAATCAGTACGAAATCTATTGTTCGCTTTGTCCCCGTTGCGTCAACGAACTCTTTAGTCAACAGTTCATCTCTCCAGTGGAGCAAGGCTTGAAAAATCTGCTGTTCGTCAACCGCTAGAGTTGAATCCTTGTCAGTATCGATGACCTCTAGTACGCCATAGTCTACAACTGCTCCCATCGCGCCATGTGACCACGCTGTAATCGCCCAGTGGCATCGATACTTGCCGATATCGATGCCTACAGTAAGAGCAGTAGTGCTAGCTGGTATTTGTCGCCGCGTCAATCCATTGCATCGTTCTTGTAGAAGATCGAGCGATAGCCCTAACCCGACTGGTCCGGATTCTTCCGGTGGGTCGTTATCAATTTCCGTTGCTACTGCGGCTTCACCAAAGTCTGCCACACGATTGTAATAAGCTTGAACTGCACTTAGTTCAATGCTATTCCCATCGCTATGTTCTCGCTTATCAAACGACGACACATTGGATACTACAGCGCCGGACTCTAACTCCTGCTGATGCTTTAACCAAAACTCCCATGCTACTCTTGCATCTGGATCATCCGCCGACCTGGACCGTCGAAGTTCCAGATACTGCTGGACTAAATCCATACGATCCGGTGGCCGAATCATTTTGCGAAAACGTTTGCCACGCCATGAAGGTTTAACGACGGGATCGGTATATCGATAGGCAATACATCGCCGGTTCTGAATCGTGCACAACATTACACGACTGATTCGCGTAGCGCTTGGCCCAAGCCCTGCAATATCGGCTTCTAAGATTTGCTCATTCTTGTTTATCAATACGCTCGATGCCGCTGACTCGCGATCTTCGATATCGTCGATAATTGCAATCGTTGGTCGCTTATCTCGGTAGGCTGTACCACGGATTGGACCATCGATTCCGACGGAAGCTATTACTTGGCCTTTAGCGACTGAGGCAACGTCATTCGGCCAATCTTCTGGCAACTGCCACTTTTCAATAGTCGGGAAGATTAGGTGATCAGCAGCAACTTCAATGTTCGTAAGCTCACCCGCCACCGTTTGCATTCTTGCTCTCGATGACCAACCACCCACGGCTCGGAACGGATAACAAACTTCGGGGAAGTCCGCCGCCAAAGCAGCCGACTGCTGTAGCTTTTCCTTGATGTTAAGCAGCTCGACTTGCGATTTGCTTTGCGACTTGCCGATCACGACTGGAAAGTCGCTCAAGTTCTTGAACATCAGATACACCGAGATAATCATCGCAATCTTTGTTTTGCCTTCACCTCGCGGACCCGCAATACTTTGGTCACCACCATAAAGTGCCGCATCAATAATTGCTTCGACCATCGTTTTGCGATCTTCTGTAAAGGCCTCATAGAAGACACTCGGAAAGTAAGTCTCGCAAAATACAAACGGCGACGACATGCACTTCAATCGTCGGTTTATATTTAGTGGTGTTGGAATTATTAGATCTCGCGCTTTCGCTCGCTTGACCGCCATGCGAATGGCCGCAGCGTCATTCTCCGTCGTTACTGCCTTCGGATTGATTGCTTTGGTCAACGCTTTCTGTATCGCTAATTGCTCCTGTTCCGTTAATTGGTGAATCACTTCCGTTCGCTCGGAGTCCGACAAGGATAGCAGCAATTCTGTCGCGCCCTTCACCCAGCTCGAACTCTTCTCTTTGTTGCTCAAGTGCCAATCGCTCCGCTTCGACATTTGCTGAGTCGGCTGCCAACAAGGCTTTTATAGCCTGAATACGATCGCGATTGGTCGAGCCTTTGTCCGCTGCAATCTTGATAAGTACTTCCATCAAGCCTTGCTTGAATTGCTCGGGTATTGGCCATCGCTCACGCATTGCTCGTGCTATTAGTCGTAAATCGCCGTAAGAATGGTCTATCAGATAAACTCCATCAGTTCGGCCCGAGCTGATGAGTCGTCTTTGATGCACCCCAACAGACAGCTAGTAATCATTTCAGCATCAGGCTGCCGAACCCCACGACACCCCATACATGAGTGATGCGCCTTGAGTACTACTCCAACCCCTAAAGGTTTTAACTCTTCGTGCAACGTTCTTGCTATTTGATTGGTCAATCGTTCTTGTACTTGCGGACGTCTTGCATAGATGTCTACCAATCGCGGTATTTTGGATAGCCCAACTACTTTGCCATTGGGAATATACCCGACGGC